ATCAGAAACAATATGCTTTATGCTATCACTTCTTTTGAAAGGTATTACTTGAGCAAAAGGTGTACCCGCATCAATATCAAAAATACCCTTTTTTGTACCTGTCCAAAAGAAAGGAAAGTTTATATTATAATTATAAGTGTCTGTATCAATAACAGCTTCAAAAATAGTAATGTCGTTTTCGTAATTATTAGAAACGTTCTTTATTAATACAGACCAGCCTTTAGGTGTTTTTATAGACCAAGGTGACATAGCTTTAGCTACCATTTTATTAGGGGCATTATTAGTAAATCTAAAACCATTTAATTGCCATAAAGGGTGTCCTTCTGGTCTTTCACCTGATGACGGAAGGTACCACATACCTAAACCAATAGGCTCATAACTATCTACAACACCACCGCCATACGTAAGACCTTCTGCAGGACGGCGACCTAATGGGTATTCCATTATAGGATAGTTATCTTCTAGTAGATTTCCGTCTTTATCATAAGCCTTAAAATGTTCAGATATAACTATTTTATAACTACACCACAAAGGTATTGTGTATCCAAGAGACATAGCGTCAATAAAAGGAACACAGTTTTTTGCTGTAATATTATTATCATTATCACCCTTTTTAAGAGTCTTAAAATACTCAGGTAGGTACTTAGTGGCTCTCTTAGGTAAATATTTAATGTCTAGCTCAGGGTCTTTATAGAACTCTATTATCTCTTGTTTTCTTTTGAACATTTACTTTTTCTTTTTAGACGCTAGTCCGCCCTTCTTAAAGCCACGCTGAATACCTCTAGCCTGATCAGCCATTACGTTTTCTATACGCGCACCTTCTTTTACCGCTGCAGTTCGTTCAGTACGTCCTGCGCCACGATCACGCATAGTTTTTAGTACGTCCTGTGTACCTTCACGCGCACGTGATCTAGCTTCAAAGATTTGGTTTTGTGTGCTTAGTCTACCTTGGTCTGAGTCGTACTCTTCGTTGATCATCTTAGGAGGTGTACTTACAGCCTTACCTTCCAGTACTCGTTTTCTAGCTGCAGCACCCGCTTCCTCACCAGCAGCTCTGTATACAGACACATCAGGCAGTTCAGTCGCTGTAATGTCTGAATCTTCTAGTACAGTCTTAGCTGTAGGATCATATGCCATAGCTTCAGCAACAGCATCATTTACAGACTGAGGATCAACAACTACCGCCTCTGGTGAGTATGTCTCTGGTGATGTAGGTTCTGCTTCCTCTGTCTTACCAGTCAACTTACCAAAGATACGTTCTACTAAACTTGGCTTGTCTTTCTGGGCAGCTTCTAGCATTAGTGTATAGTCTGTTTTATCTGCTTCACTAATACCATCTAACCCTGCCCTACGAGCTATTTCGTTCTCTAGTCTACGTGATTGATCCCACATAGCACCCTTGATAAAGAGGCCCATTATAGGATTAACCGCGCCTAGACCTGCAGCTATAACTTCACCCTTCGTGCTTTGTTGCTCTTCTAGCATCTGAGCTAACTCTAGCTTAGTGAGGTTCTTATAGTCTACAGCTTCTGCTACTGGGAAATCAGGACCACCGTCATCACCACCGCCTGTTGGTTGTGCTACTTCTTCAGGAGTTACTACAGCTTCTGGTGCATCACCTACAGGGTAGTATCCGTCTGGTATTTCTGTGATAGGCTTTCCGTCTACAAAGATAATCATTAGTGTATGACCTGCGTCATTGCGGTACTCACGTACTTCCATAACACCAGAAGAACCTGAAGATAAACCGATACCTTCTGCACCTAAGCCTAAACGACCCATGTCTTCTACGGCACCACCTTCGGCGTAATCACCACCAAAGTTTATGTATTCAGCAAAAGTAGGTTCATTAATTGAAGGGTTATACACACTTCCCGCACCACTTGTCTGTGCTGGTTGTGAGCCGCCGCCGTATTTACGTTCTGCAGGTTCTTGTGGACTGCCGCTGAAACCAGAGCCTAACCTTGCACCGCCTTTACGATCCTCTTTTTCAGCCATTGCTTTAGCTATGTCGTGTGCTTTTTTACGTAAGGCTACACGTTTAGCAATAGCCTCTTTACTGTTGTCACGTTTAGCTGCCTTCTCAAAACGTTCACGCACAGAATCTTCAGGAGACTTTTCTTCTTTCTTACCGCCGAATAGCTTACCCAAGAAAGCAGCCTCTGGTTCATCTGCTACTTCTGTAAACTCAAGCTCAGAGATGTCAAACATCATGTCATCTTCAGGCTCAATCATTTCCATGCCCATAGGGGGTTCACCACCGATGCGTCCATTCTGTTCCATGTCTTGATAACCATACTTAGCATCAGCACGTAGGTCTTCAAAGAACTTAACGCCATAGTAACGAACAACGTCTGCAGGTACTACGTATTCACCCTCACTTAGTTGCGCTGGGATGTCATCACGTACCTCTTCAGGCAGTGACCCTAGTGGAATCTCATTGCCAGACTCAGGGTCTACACCCACAGTGTTGTCTGGCACTGCATCTAAATTATTGCGGCTAGATTTGAATACCGCAGACATATCGTCATTAAGCGCCATTTACAGTCTCCCTGAGTAGCTTTAGTTTGCGAAGAGTAGTGACAGCACCCTGCGCTCTATAGAAGATGGTAGGCTCTGATGCCTGTTCCATTTGTTTGTGTTGTAGATATATCAAGTCATCTATGTGTTGCAAAAATGCATCATATAGTTCTTTATTATTGACCAACGGCTTGAGGTTGTTCATTACCTGTGAATCCTTGTTCTCCTGGTGTAGGTGCTGTACCTACTCCGATCTGTGATCCCCCGCCCCCTGAAGTGTCAGCAACAGCCTGTGGTCCTTGTCCTTCTGGACCTGCTACCCCTTGCTCAGGTGTAGGCGCTGGTGCTTGGAACCCTTTGAGAATCTCAGCTTGGATAGCTGCGTCTGGCATAGAGTTAGTAACCTTGTCTGGATCAAGGTCCATGCTCTTAGCGATCTCACGGATAATATAATCCATTTTAGCAAAAGGTGCAAGCACTGGATTCTGTGCTACTTGCAAGAACTGCATCAAACGTTGTGATCGTACTTCGTTAGCCATCAAACTTTCAGTACCAGATGCGTTAACTTCCAAATCGCCGCGAATGGATTCGTCAAAGTCAAACTGCATGTTAAACGCAAAGAATGCTTTACCTAGAGGGCGAATGAGGTAGTCATCAACATTTTTAACCACAGTACGAATACTGCCATTAGCAGCAGACATGAGCATACTAATACCAGAAGCAGTGCGACCAACACCTGAGACACCAGTTTGACCGTGTGCAAAGCTAGGGAAGCCTGTTGATTCATCTGCTAATACTCGTGCCTTATCAAAGAGTTGCATGTTTTCGCCAGCGACATTCGGGAACTTAGTACCGAAGATTGCCTGACCAGGCGCACCGCCCTGACGACGAAAAACCTTGCCAGGATAAACACTTAGGTCTTGTCCAGGTACAAGGTTAGTCTCATCTACTTCGATGATAAGGTTACCTGATAGTGCTGCGTTGTCAATAGCCATACGCATAAAGCCGTTCATCAATGTCTGTGTATCGTCCATGTTCTCAGCGATACCAACACCAAAGAAGCTGTATGGGTTATGCTCATAAGGTACAGCATAGTAAGGAATACGTGTAGGCTTGAATGGGTTAAGCACGAAACGTAGCACTTCACCGTTACATGTCCATACGTTACAGTTGACTTCATCTAAGTCTTTCAAATCTGATGGAATCTTAACGCCATGCTCTTCTAGTAGCTCTGTATCTACGTAGCCCCAGAACTCTAACACTTCCCAACGCTCTGACGTAGGCTGTGTGTCGTCGTCCTCCATAGTCATTTCCCAATGCTTCTGAACGTAGTCAGGCGATTGAGCAATAGCATTTTCAATAGCATCATCCATAAAGTATGGGCGTTGCTTCAGAGAGCGTAGCTGTGTACGTGACATCTTGTGACGTTCAACTACATATTCAGCATCGTTCATAGACTTAGCTTCTGGGTCAGGGTAGAAGTCCCACACAGAAACGTGGCTACATTCTGGTACAGTCTTGATGAGTGGTTCGTACTCACCCTCTGCATTCCAGTTAGGATATTCTTTGTCTAGCGCGAATGGTCCTTTCATCACGCCAGTACCCATCAGTGCCATCTCGAAAGCCATAGAGCGTAGGTGTGTAGATGCACCACTCTCTTGTAGCTGATCGTGTATCTTCTTTTCCATCTTCTTAGCTGCAACCATAGCAGGATGGAATGTCACAGTAGATGCAGTTGTACCTTCACCTTCTATGACTTTATCTGATACAGCTTCTACTTTACTCTTTAGACCTGCCATACGAGCTTGTAGGTCCATCAAAGTTTCACCCGGCTGCAGTGTTGTGTCACCATCAATCAAGTAAGGGCTTGGTGGTTTCTGCTCTGTAACAGCACGAATAGCATCAGGTGATGCAGAGGCTTTAGGGTCTAGGTTAATGTGTACCGCTTCTGCTACACCATCAGGTAACACAGAAGGATTAACAGATAGAGGGAACTTGTTGTTGCCGAATAGTACGTCAACGATCTGTCCATACGCTGCTAGTGTTTTAGTCTTAGTAACTTTAACAAAGACACGCGACTTCTCTGAGTCTGTGAACTGAACGTCTGAACCATAAATGCCGCGATAGTTTCTATACGCACGTAACCAACGTTGTTCATCTGCGTAACGAGCATCTTCAGCACGTTTGTATCGCTCTTGAACAAAGCCTATTACGCTAGACTTCTCACGAAAGATACTGTCGGTAGCGTCTTCTGCAGCTACGACTTCATCTGTTTCAAACATTTCTTCTTGTTCTGCCATTCTTAATATCCAAATGTTGAGTCACTAGCTTGAAAGCCTGTGCGTTGTGTTGCTGTGTTGAAATCCCATACACTGCTGCGTGGGCGTGTCATGACACCGTAACGCAAGGCATCGTACAAGTGATCCTCTGCATGTGTGTCTACATCTTCTGGGTTACGTTTATCCAGAGGGATGCTTGGTATCTGCGCTATTGTGTTAGTGCAGTTGTCCATGAATACTAGACGTGGTTTCTCGGTGAAGTCATCCACCTGTAAGCGTCTGTGTATTTCGTTTTTACCTGCGATACGAGAGCCGCGTGAACGATCTGAAGGACGCCAACGACAACCTTTCATGATCATCTGTTCCGCTAGTGATGGCCCTGTATCGCCACGGTTGTGCCACAAAGAAGAGTCAAGCACACCGTATCTCATACCACCGTCATGTCGCTCAGCATCTAAGATCATATCAGCTAAGTCTGTAGCTGTAACCTTAGATACATACATCTCACGATATACGATTAGCTGCTCATCAGGGGAAACAGCAAACCATAGAACGCCAGTATAGCTACCATAACCATAATCACAAGCCCTGAATTTAACCCAGTTCTCAGGTATGTCAAAGCTTTCGATAACATGTTTAGACCTGTCAAACTCTGGGAAGGCTGCACCTTCGTTGATGTCCCAGTTTCCTTCGAGTAACTGCTTTCGCTGATGCTCTGGTAATGATAGGAGCATGGCTTCATAGTCGCCAGCATCCGCGAGGTAAGGGTTGTCGAACAAAGACGCAGGAATAAATCTACGCTTAAACAGAGGCTGACCTTCTTTACTGTGTCCTTTAGGGAATGTAATAGTGTCGCCTGTTTCAATATTCGTAGCCCAGAACGGTTTACCTGCCTGTGCAGGATCAATAAACATTTTCTTAACCCATGCGTGACCTGCGCCACCGGGGTTGGTTGTAGCTCTCATGTACAGACCTAAGTGGTTTGCAGAGCTACGTAGACGTGATCTCATATAATCCCAAGCATAAGGTGAAGACCATTGAGTAAGTTCGTCGAATCCAATCCAGTTAAAAGCCTGACCTTGGTATCGTGTGACATCTGTATCCTTGTCAAGATACGACATCCAGAGTCGTCCACCTTTTGGGCTAGTCCATTGTGACTTTCGTTCTGACCATTTGATACCTGGTACGGCACGTGGGTATAACTCCTGAGACTTCTGTATTAGTTCTCTTAGTTCTTCCGTAGTGTGACGTACAAGTAGACCAGAGAAGTTAGGATCATTCAATCCATGTAGTGGGTCTGCAAGCATGGCATATGATTTACCACCACCCGCTGCCCCACCGTAAAGTACTTCACGTTCAGACGCACTCAGGAAATACGTCTGGGGGCCGGGGTTTGGTTTGAACACTACCTCTTGTGCTACATCCACGTCGAACTCAGGAGCTACCGCTTTTGCAGGAACAGTCTCACTGGGGGTAGCGACTGTCTCAACTGTCGTCGGCGTATTCTCCGTATGCCCCGACCCCTTGGGTTTCGAGCTTTTCGATTTCCTCAAGGGTTTCTTCGAGCCACTTGGCAAGCTTGCGTTTAATTGCAGATGCTTTTCTACGTTTTTGCTCAACTTCGATTCTCTTCTTTAGGCCCATATGTGATATGTATCGGCCTGTTTCTCTGCTCAGCCACTGAGCTACCGCACGGTAACTATACTGCTTGAGGTGTCGTTTTGCAAGCTCTAACGCTTCAAGCTCTGATTCAATCGGTACAAGAAGCTTGTCGTTGTCTGGATGTAGTTCATAGCCCCACGGTACTTTCTGTGTTACACGGACTATTGTGTGCCATTGTTTGTTTGTGTTCTTAGGTGGCTTAGGTAGTTGCCAATATCCTAAGTCTCTTGTTGGAATACCTATTCGTTTGTACCTTCTTTTGGTGGTAGATAGAAGATGCCACCACTTGATGTGACATCCACTTTATCTACTTTACCAAGTCCAGCACGGTCTAGCAAGTCTTTTGCTGCGACCATCTTCTCTTTTATTCCTAACTCAGTAGGATCATATATAGCGCCAACCATAGCCATAGCAGCCTTGGGCGCACTACGAGCAAAGTAAGTACGTGTCTTTTCTGCAATCTCATCTTTCAAAGATTCCACAATCGCTGTAGTACTGGACTCAGGTGCATAACCTGCCATTTTCTTAGCAGCAACAACGTCACCGCCAGCCTCATCAAATAGTACCTCAAGGAACTTAAGCTGCTTTTCCGTTAGAGTTCTCGCCATAGATGATTTCCTGTATTTGCGAGCGACCAATCCCTAGGTCACGTAGTTCACGATCAGACAGCATCTGTAGTAGTTTATAGTCTGCGCGTTTTTGTTGTGCTTCTTCAATAGCTTTGAATACACGTTTTAGAAAGTTAAGCATCACGATCTCCTTTGTTTGTGTGCGGAGATAGTTATACTTAAAGTTAGGTCAGGTAGTAGTACCTATTATTGCATACCCGCTACCCGACAGGTACAAAGGTTTCAGTTACTGTTAGGATAGTGTCTATGTGTCCTGCACTGGTAGGTGTTACACGTATTTCGTCATTGGGCTGCAACACTAAGTCAATGTCAGTAAAAGTAACATAGTCACTAGCACCTAGAGACTTACCCTTGAGAAAGTGTGACGTATAGTTGTCTGCTGCTACGTACCACTCAACATCTACAGAGTTAGTGCTACCACCGCCATTAACTACATGCACAAAGGTTAACTCTGCCGAACAGTTAGGTGGACATGTATATACAGTCTCATATGTAGTGCCACTATTGTGACCCCACACAGATTTCATTCGTGCAGGTTTACCTTGATTTAGAAGTGACATTAGTCGCCATCCTCAAGTGTTTCAATCTTCTTCTTAGCTTTAGGCTTAGGCTTTGGTTTAGCCATCTCTACCTCTGCTGCACGAATGATATCTGTGACATTAGGGTCACTTACATATACGTTTCCGTGAGGGTCTTCACATGCAGCTTGGTTACCACGTGAATCATACACGTTGCCGTGTACGTCAACCACATAGCCGTGCGCTTCTAACGCCTTCTTATACTTTTCATAATGTTTCATGTTACTTTTTCTTTTTCATTGGGCGTTCTGCTGGGTTAGATGCCCCACAAGCTAGTCCACCATGTGCCATCTTCATCTTTTTAGTCATGCCACCATAGTTGTAGCCCATCTTCTTAGCTACTTCTGGTGCTTCTTTCTTTAGGGCTTTCATACCCTCGTTCATCTTTTTACCCATATCGCCACCTTTGTTCATTTTGTGATAACCTGTGCCGCCACAATGTGAGCAGCCTTTACCATTACATTTTGGACACTTCTTCTTCATGATCTCTTCCTACCTGATGCTGTTGTAGACCATGCAACTCGCTTAGGTCCAGTCTTCTTTGATGCTTCTTTCTTGCTTATCTTGCTTGCCACCGCTTTGGGACGACACGCTGGATAAGGTCTTTTACTGCCTTTAGCAGACGACCTGCCACACTCTTCACCTGTTTTAACATCTGTCCATTCCTCACCGAACCACTTACCTAAGCCACCTTTGGCAAAGCTTCTACGACTTTGCAGTACATGCTGGCTACGTGACTTTGTTTTTCTTTGTCCCACTGTAGCCGCCTCCTGCTTTCTTGTATTCTTTAACAACCCATGCAGATGCATATGCGCTGGGCCATACGTCAAACTTTTTCTTAGCCGCTGCTACCTTACTATTGTACAGCTTCTTATTTGTTGGTGTAGGGCTACCGCCTTTACTGTAACCTGAAGCGTAGATAGCTCTACCTTGACGTTCAGCTGCAGCCTTAGTCTTGTAGACTTTACCAGTCTTACCCCAACGGTAGCCACCTTTTACTTTTTCTACAGGCATTACCACTTCACCTTATCTGCCCAGTACGCAGCAGAGGTTTTACCCTTAGCAATGTTCTTAGCGTGACGAGCTTTGAAAGATTTACGTTTTTTCTTCATTGCTTCAGACTCACCCTTCTTAGGTTTACCTGCAGTCTTAGCGCCCTTCGCACCAAAGCGAATCGTTAGAGGATCACCATTAGGCTTAGTAGTTACAACTATGTGAGACTTAGTAGGGTGATCTGGTGTGCGCTTTGGTTTGTTGATACCTGAAACGCCAGCACGTTCTACTGCTTTCTTGCGTTTCTCTGCTTGAGTCATTGCCATTACTTCTTACCTTTGCTGTATGCCTGACCACCGTAGAATGCTGCAACGATAGCTGCGACAGATACAAAGTAAACACTAGCCATGCTACCTAAGATGCGTCCTGCCTCATTAAGTCCTAGCCCGATAGCCAACACTACAGAGAACGGATACAGAAGCATACCAGCTAGAGCAAACCACGCCATGTTGCGCTGGGCATCTTCCTTCTTATCTTCATTCTCAAAGCGTACTCGACGCTCGTACATAGCCATTTCTTCGTCGGTAATGATGCCATCGCCGTCTGCGTCTGCCTCATCCCACTGGCTACCAGGCTCTAAACTCTTACCCTGCAACTCTCTCTCTTTCTCTCTGTAGGTGTTCATTTTCTAGTTTTTCCATTTCGGTGTCATTTACAAAATGTTTGTTAGGTCCATCAGCATCTACGTAATGTAAAAATATCTGATGATGAAAATTACCTTTATATTGCTCTCTCCAATGCCACCAATCACACCCCTTATAAACAAGAGCGTCACCATTTTTTAGAATATGTTCTACCGCATCAGACTTATCTATTTTAGTAGACGTATATATAGGCCATACATCTTCACTAGAATTTACCTGAAGCGTTACGCTTACTTCACAAGAAGGTCTATCTTTATGTATTTTTAAAATACAATCTTTTTTATACATTCTAGAATACGTATAGGTAGGTAGTAATCTGCAACCACTAACTTTTTCTATGAAAGGTAATATACGAAGCTGTAAATCTTGATACAAAGGCTCCTTATAGACAGCAGGAACTCCATCTTCACTGGATATTACATCTCTAGTTGACTCACCTTTTTCATATAAATAAAGTAATCTGCCTGTTAAGTTTGCTCTTTCAGACTCGTCTTTAACTAAACCTTTTATTATTACAGGTTTTATCATAATGGGTTTTCTACCAGTTCGTCATATGCATCCCAGATATCATCAATCTCAGTCTGCAATGTCTTAAGTGTGTCATCTAAGCTATCTGTAACAGTAGTAGCTTTATCGACTTGGCTCCGCAAATCTAGCAAGATTTTCTGCTGCTCAAGTATCTGCGTCATGTTTGTACTTAGCTGTGCCAGCTTCTGGTTCAAACCACGTACATCGTTATCTTGTATTGCTTGCTCTAGTGTCTGAATACGAAGTAATAACGTTTGTTCTAACTGCTTACGTTCTGCACTGGCTTCAGCTTTGTTGTCGTTGATCTGAATCTGCATTACGTTTTCAAGTGCCGTAACATTCTTATCAGTAGCTGCAGACTTATCGTCTAACTCTTGCGCCCACTCTAGTGCTTCTGCTACGCCAGCTTCAGCATCAAAGAAACGATTCAGTGTGTCATAGCCAAAGTAGATACCGCCAGAAATAGTAGAGAGGATGGGTACACCTACTGCAACCATCCACCCTTTGACGTTAAAGCCACCTATGCTAAACTCCATACTCATTACTGTGTTGGATATCCACCGTATGTATTAATGTACTCACCTGCACCAAAGACATCTGTTGCAGTCTTCATGTCATTTGTGAGGTAGCCTTGGAAGCCACCTTCAAACCCAGAGTCAGCCCAAGTAATTACAAACTCGTCTATGCTCTGAGTGTAAGTAATGGCTGTGTAGGAACCCACCATGAAGTTGCCTTGTGTTGCGTAGCTGTCGATAGTAGCTGTAAGTTCATCATTATTAGCAGCCGCCATGAAAGCACCAGCTTGTTGGGCGTAACCTTCCACAGCCGCCACAGCATCATTATACTCTGCTACTTCTGTAGAGTCAATGCTGTAGGCATCTGTTGCAAGCATACCTTGTAGTTCGACCTGTTCAGGCTTAGTATCTGCTGTCGCTGCAGTGTCCATAACCTCTACTGCTGTCATAATCACAGAGGTAGCTGCTGCTAAGTTATCTACTGCTGCAGTCAAGCTCGTCATGTTAGCAGCGTATTCCTGCATGAATAACTGTTCTGCTGTTTCAGCAATAGCGTAGTCGTGGTCTAGTACAAGAGTCTTAGCTTGTAAGTAGTCGTCTAGTTCTGTCTGAGCAATGATACCATCAGCTAATGCATCATCATTGATAACACCACCAATGTTAGCATAACCTACGGCACCTACAGTAAGTACAGAACCGTCTTCTAGTCTAGTCTTGATCTGGTCCAGGCTGCTGATCAGGTAGTTGATCTTCTCCTGCCCCGTCATCGACACTGCTAGTTCTTCTGTTGTTTGAGCGTTTGCTGCTACGGAACCTATCACTAAGGCTAAGCTTAGGCTCGTCGTCTGCAAGAGCTTGCAATACTTCATGTTCTTCCTCTTCTACCGCTAATAAAGCGTCCCAGAATTCCCTGTCCAGTTCGTAGCCCACAATGTATTGCTCTGGATTCTCTCTGTATTTATTTATAGCTTTCTTGCCCATAAGTAGTTTGCCTGTCGTAGTATCGCTAATTGGGCAAGGCGTATTAGCTAACATCATTGATCTAAACACGGTAGGGTCTTGGCACAATACAGATATAGCTGATACCTGTAACCCTAGTCCACCGACTTGTTGTGGTAACCCTAGTAGTCTAGCGTTCTTGCGTCTGTTGCAGTGTTCGTCCTGCTCCATGACACCATTAGATATACCTACCATGCTTAGCGATATACCGTTGCTCCTAGAGATCAAACAAGAATCGTTACCGCCTGATCCCATCACAGTAGGAGCTATAGCTGACATTACAGGCGCTGGGCTTCCTGCTCCAGTAGCGTTGTAGTTGTTAGTCTCACTATTGTTGTTACTGTCTACAGTGCTATTGTTATTAGCGAAGTCACCCACCGTGTCCTGACCCAGCGCAGTCGTCGCCAAGAGTATCACGAATAGACTTGTCTTCACACATGAGTTGTAGAGCCGCTGCCTCTTGTCCGATGATAGCAAGTGTCTGTGCATTTTGGTTTCTCTGGCATACGTCATCCCCAATACGACACGATGCTGTATAGGTTACTGTGTTACATGCAGCTATAGGTAATATTAAAAGAGCTTTACGTAACAAGAGTCTGCTAAGTCCTCATCAGTTAAACCTGCAAAAGCATCAATACCTAGTGTGTATCTAAACTCTTTGTCTGATCTATTAGGTGTTGTACTGTGAGGTATAAACGCAGGAAAGATAGTAAGCATACCAGGTTTATTCTCTATAGAAAAAAGACTGGTTTCTAGACCTTCTATGAAACTATAGTAATGCGTGTACGTTGTATGACCTGGCGACTTTATAGAATAGTTACCTGAAAGACTCGTAGAGTTTAGATCGGGTGTGTGCTGGTGTTTGCTCAAGTAATCATACTTACCAATCTTGTTACCCCAACACTGAAAGTTAAAACCCTCTGTTCCGAAAGGTGTGAACTCTGTTAGGTAAGACTTAAAGCACTCCGTAACAAAAAACTTAAACTCTGAAATAGAATCATACTCGGTTCTATCTAGTATGTTATACAGATGATACTTGCTTGTAAGCAGACTCTCTGTACTTGTACCGCCATCATTTGTAGCTTCTGATGCTTTATTCTTCCTGTAGAATCTCTCAAGATCATCAAGTATGTAAATTAAGTCTTTAGCTAACTCTTCTTGCTTTTCATACTCGTAAGTAACTACTGGTATCTGCCACTTCACAAAAGGTGTATCTGAATTATACACTCTTACATGGGCTTTATCCGATGCCATCACGTTTCCTATCAGGGTCTAACACTTCGTTACGCTTGAGATGACCCTCTAAATACATGGCTCTCTCTACGTGGTCTAGAGTATAACGTACTCCAGTGTCTGATTCAATAGCTGCCCTTACATAAAATACGTCTGACTTAGGGATGTGAACACGCTGTAGTCTACGAGCATCATTAGCTGCTATAGCTTCGTAAAACTCTTCAATAACATTCTCTGATGCATATAGTTGTATTCGCTTGTTACGCATTGTCAATAAGTTTTTTTAAGTAACTTTTGTAGTTTGTGTGAAGTGAAAGGTCTAAAACTGTTTTCTTGTAACAGATTAAAAAATAGCTGAGGGTCATACACAGTCTCTACCTGAAGTGGTAGATCACTAATAGGGTGCATCCAAACTAAAGGAGTACCAAAAGGGACTTTATACTGAAGGTCTTGTTTAGGCACGTAGTTAAATAGGTTATTATCTACAGAGATATCAAAATTAACTATGCCTGAAGGTATGCGCGTCCATGTGTCGTTTAGAATGTGTGAAGATGTTACAAAATGCATACCCTTTACACTACACTGAAAAATCCAAGGCATCACAAGTTTAATGATGTGTGTATCTTTAGGACGCCAAGCTAGATCATCGTTATGACCAAACTCTATTGATAGCTGAGCGCCAGGTGCAGGTGTGTCTACCGATATGTTATCTTTACTACTAATAACTGTGAAATCTGCAGGGCACGGAATAGTAGCTGAACTCTTTAGAGATTTTATAAAACCATAACAACTCTTAAAGCTAGGGTCTGGCTTAGAAGGTCTTACAAAACCAGTAAAATCCTCAGAGCTATTCTTTCTAAAGTTAGGTATATACTTAGTGCTTTTTGCTGCAGGGGCAAAATTATATAAGGCTTTGCTTTCTGTTATAGCGGTAAGTACAATATATCTCTGCCTGTTAAAAAATGGTAGCTTTAACTTCATGAAACATCCTTAAAAGGGTGTACGTGACATAAGTTACATGCAGGAGGGGGAGACATGAGGAAGAGACACACGCAATATATGTCACGTACAGTAGTGTAACACTCTTATTTGTTACTTATTATTGTGTTACCTAGCAAGAAGTATACAGCAACACTGTAACACTTACAAGTAAAAACTTTATCTATGTCTAACTTTTCTATAAGTTACTATATATTGTAAGTTAAAACACTTAAGTGTAACTGTATTGCTCCTGCTCCGCAGTTATACCCAGAAAACACCCTCAGTCAAGCCCCTATTACGTATAATATTACAGTTTGTAACATTTTGTGATGTATATATACACGTATACACCTATAGGTTGTCCTTTAAAAATTCACTTCTGTGTGCTTGTACATATATACGTAACCCCATATCCCCCCATGGCCCTCGCCCGCCCCCTCAAAGCAAGGCATTTTAGTCAAAACCTGGGGTTCTCCTATGCTAAGTTGTTGTTTTTATTGTGTTTCTCTACTGATACAGCATCAATATACGGTAAAAAAGCGTGACATTTCTGCAACATTTAGAAACGTGATCACAAAACAGCAAAGGGATGCACAATGTGATCACACCCATACCCTACCCCCAAAGACACACCCCCTCTTTTGTGATCACAAATGTATCCCTCATGCG